CTTCGAGCACCGCGCCGATCCGCTTCATCAGCGGCGCGGCGTGCTCGGTGGCGCGGGCGACGTGGTCTATCTTCGCCGCGGCGGCGCCCAGATCCTTCGCTGTGACGGAAAGTGAGACGCCGGCCATCAATAGCCGCTCAGATTGTCGCGGGTGAACAGCCGGGCGTTTCCGCTGGTCACGATCACCGGCGCGCGCGAGGGCGGTTCGGCCCCGGCCACGTCGATCTTGATATTGCCGGCGCTGATGTCCCGCAGGGTGCGCAGAGCGTCCTTGTAGCGGTCCGAGACGATCTCCGGCGCCTGGTCGGCATAGAGGCGATAGCGGGCGATGTCGCAGGTGACATCGGTCAGCAGCACGGGGAACGTGACCAGCGGCAGGGCGTACTTGGCACCTACATAGCCGTCGACCACCGATCCGGCCGCATCGAGCGCGGACTGCGCGACGTTGGGGTCGATGGCGTCGGCCGGCGGATCGGAGCGATCGGTGAGCTGGATCAGCTCGCGCTGCGAAAACCGCTCGACCAGGTCGGCGAGCACGGCATAGGCCATCTCACGACGCCTCCGCCGGCTTGGCGCGTGGGCGCTTTCCCGAATGGCCGGGCGACTTCGCGACCTCGATCGTGATGTGCGGGTCGGCCTGCAGCTCGCGGAACTTGGCCTCGCCCATCCGCTCCAGCTCCGCGCGTCCCAGCTCGATCACCGACTGGCCGCCCGGGGTCCTGATGCAGTTGGCATCGAACACCAGGCCGCCGCGGCGATAGGGCGAGCGCGAGGAGATGAAGCGGGTAAGGCTCATGAGGCTCGAGGGTCTCCGCGGCCTAGTACAGCCAGCTGGTGACCAGCGGCTTGGCCGTCTGGTACCACTGGTTGGACGCGCCGCCGGGGCCGTACATGGTGTTGAGGATCAGCAGGGCGGCGGCTTCGTTGGTCGAGCCGGTGACCAGCAGGTCGGGCTTGATGCCCAGCGGGCGGCCATAGTCGCCCTTCATGGCCAGCAGCGCGGCGCGGGCGGCGGCATAGTTGGCGGCCGTCAGCGGCTGGGTCGAACCCCAGCAGAACTGCGGGAAGCCGTAGCCGACGTTATGACGCCCATCGACGCCGTACACGAACTCGCGGCGGTTGAAGACGTTGTCATCTTCCAGGCGATCCTTGGCGGTGAAGATGAATGGCTGGCGATCCTGGAAGATCAGCGGCTTGATGATCCGCGAGCTGTCCATGAGGAACCACGCCGGGCTGCCGTTGCCGGCGCCGTCCGTGTTGGCATAGGTGGTCAGGACGCCGTTCGCGTCCAGCACCGGGTGCGTGGTCGAGAAGAACGGGGTGTTGTCAAAGCAGTTGTTGACCCAGCCGTTGAGCAGCATGGGAAACACCAGCTGATCCTTATGCGCGACGGTCGATCGGCCCATCTCGGCGAAGAGCATGTTGTAGATGCCCAGGTTGTCGTCGGCGATGTCGTCGCGGTCGACGGCGACGGTCAGCTCATAGGGCAGGTTCTTCAGCGTGTAGCCGCTGGTCGAGAGGTTCTGCACCACCCGGTCGCCCAGCCACTGGCGCACGCTGGGAATCTTGCCCAGCCAGCCATACTCCTCGGACTTGGTCGAGGAACTGACGGTTGTGCAGACGGCCGCGCACTCGGATGCGGCCTCCCCGAGCGCGCCCTGGTAGGCGGCGTTGAAGGCAATGCCGAGGTTTACGAGATTGGCGCGATTGACGATCACGGTGGTGAGGTCCTTTTGATCGGGGTGGGGTTGGGGTCGGCCGTCTAGATCGGGAAGACCGGCTGGCCGGTCTGCACGTAGACGCCGACGGCATCGACGTAGCGAATGACGCCGCAGATCGACCGCGTGGCGCCGCCGCTGGTCTTGGCCACCGTGTGGTCATCAACGATGTAGCAGCTGTTGCCCACGTCGGCCTGAGCGATCAGGTCGCCGCCGCCGCTGTTGTCCCAGCGATAGATGCCCGGACGCACGTTGACGGTGAGCGCGCCGGCCGCGCCCAGGGTATTGTCGGCGTCGTACTCCGCCCGGCCCTCGGCCTTCAGCGTGGTCGACACGGACCCCGGCACGGCGTTGCCGGCGGCGTTGAGGCAGACGAGGCCGCCGGCGAAGATCTTCGTGGCCGCCTCGACGGGGCGGTCGAACATTTCGCCCGAGCGGCGCGGGGTATTACGGTCGGCAGTGAGAGCGGCCATGGTCTAACGGGTTCCCAGTTCTTTTTTCGAGGCGAGGAAGGCTTCCTCGGAAACGCCGACGGAGGCCGCGGCGGCGCGCTCCTCCGCGGTGAGGACGCCCGGATCGGTGTTTTCCCGCGCATTGCGGGTGTCGACCGTCTTGGGGTCGAGGATGACCGGCGCGGAGCCGACGAACGCGGCGAAGGACTCGGGGCTGGCCCTGTACATGTCGAGCGCGTGCTCGTAGCCGGCAGGGGTGATCTTGCCACTCGCCACGGCGGCGCCGACGGCGGCAGTGGCCGCGTCTTCAAGGCTCTTGTCGCGCATGGCGGCGACCTGGCCCTGCAGCTCGGTGAAGGCGGCCATCGGCACGAACTTCGTGGGGTCAGGCTTCGACGCGCTCTTGAGCGTGGCGGCGGCGGCGGCGATTTCCTCGGCGCTGGCGCTCTCGGCAAGACCGAGGGCCGCGGCGATGGCTGTCAGATTCATGGTGTCGTCATCCGTCTCTGCGCTGGCGACGGCCGCCAGCTCGGTGAAGTTGGGGAAGTTGAGCAGGCCGAGATTGAAGATCCGCGTCATCGCGCCGGATGCCTTCTCGAAGCCGAAATAGGGGCTGATGTAGCGATATTCCTTGTCGCGGATCTTCGCCGCGGCGGCGTTGGTCCACTCGACGGTCGCCCAGATGCCGTCGGCGCGCGCTTCGAGGCCCTTGACCCAGCCGGACGCCGGAGCGTTGGCGGCGACGCCGTCCTTCAGCCCGAACGGGATCTGGTGGTCGTAGTCGATCGGGATGTCGGTCGCGCCGGCGGTGGCCAGCGAGGCGTCGACGACGCGCTGCGCGTGCGCCAGGTCTTTCAACAGGAACTTTCGGCCGTCCCGACCAATCACCTCGCCCATAGGCGCGATGCGGAAGCTGGTCTTGGGCTCGCCTTCGCCGCCCACGTCGGCGCTGAACGCGGCGACGGCGGTAAGGGGCTGGCTGAGCAGGGCGGAGCGCTTGTTCATCGACCCCGACAGTGGCCGGTGCGGCGAAGCGCAAACACCCTGAACTAATTCAGGGTGAAGGTTAGCCGGTTGGGATCGGGGAAGACGCCTATCGTGGATCGAAAAGAGGGTTCTGAAAAGCCTCTTAGTGAGGAAGGGAAAATTCACCACAAAGACACGAAGGACACGAAGAAGAGCAGGAGCGCCGCGCCCTGATCTCTGCCGAAGGCGAAAATCGCATCGTTCGTGAGATCGCCGGCTTCGCCGTCAAAGGGACTTCGCGCCCTTCGTGTCTTTGTGGTGAACTCTCTCTTTCTGCCTTCCTACCGGGCCCGGTAGATCACCGGCCCCTGCCGCAAAGCCCCGACATCGAACGCGGCATGCGCGGATGTCTTCGCCCACCAGCCCGTGGCGCTCCAGTCGACAACGACATCGACCCCGTCCGCCTTGCCGAAATACCGCCGCACCAGCAGCGAATCACCAGTCGGTCCAAACCGCCAGCTCCTGCGGATCTCGCTCGGCTCGCGCAGCACCGCGCCCACCGCCGGCAGCGAGCGAATCAGCGCCGTCGGCAGATGCGCCGGGCGGCCGACCGAATCCTTGAACAGCCCCATGCCGATCACCAGGCCATCGCCGCTCTTGTCGTCATAGATCACCGATTTCGTCAGGCTTGCCCCGAAGCCTTTCAGGAACACGTCGATCGGCGCGCCCTGCAGCTCGTGGCTCGATGCCGCTCCGGCCTGATCCTCGCCGGAGTCGGGCGCATCCATGGGACTGGGCATATCCCGCTCCAGATAGGCCTTGCCGACGTTGTAGCCCCAGCCCGGACCGATGCCGCCCTCGACCCGCACCACCTCGCCGGTGCGCGGGTTGGTGTAGCTCCTGGAGGGAAACGCCGGCGGCCGCTCGGTGACCGACTCGCCATGGCGGTCCAGTTCGTCCTGGCTGACCTGCACCGTGGTGCAGCGGCAGCCCCAGTCGCAGGGCGGATAGTGTTCATCCCACCAGGGATCATCCACGGGCAGCGTCGTGCCGTCCCAGGCCGCGTGCTCGGGCCGCACGCGATCGTCGCCGGCGGTCTCATATCTCAGGAATTGGATGGTATCCTTGGTCTCCTGGGTGCGCTCCCAGCGCCCGGCCGCGTAGGCCACCCGCATGTTGACATCGAAGATGGTGCGCAGCCGGCGCGGGCTGCCCAGCTGCACCAGGCGCTCCTCGCCGGTCAGCGGATCGACCGCGCGCGCCTTGCCCCACCAGCCCGCCGCTTCGAGCAGCGGGCGGAGGTTCTTCTGGAAGGTGTCGAACGTCGTGCCGTCAGCCAGCGCCTTGTCGACGGCATCGCGGATGTCCTGCAGGACGCTGGCCCGCATCGCCTTGGCGACGGTGAAGGCCTTGGCGTGTTC